GCCACCGCCTGAGCTTGATCGTGATCGGCCATTTCCGGAACCCATTTTTATTCCTCTTTAATGTGATATTTTATATCATACATTTATTTTCACAAAAATTCAGCTTCTGATTTGCGTCTTTTTGTCAATCCGCCAAGAACTTTACCTCCGGATTTATTCCACTTCATTATCTCTTTCTTTGCCGCTTCCCAATCACCAGCAAGAATTTTTCGTCTGAGTGTTGAATTTTTAAGTGCATTAATACCGAGATTGAAAGCAAAGTCAGTTATCGATCCAAGGCGCTCTGGTTTGTCGATTGATGCGCATAGGTTCATGACACCGGGAAAATAAATCTTTTCAAGCATCCAGTCCAACAACTCCAGCGCGCGATCTTTCGTGATTGAGCTGTCAGTTAATTGAACTTTAACGCCGTTTTCGTAGTAAGTAGCTCCAACTCCGATCGTAGCTACTCCCGCGGGGCACAAATACGGACTCAGATATATGCCTTCATATTTTAGGCATAGATTCCGAGCAACAATCACCGCGCTGCTCATGTCCATTATTTCCCCCGTTTTGCTAATGACCGATCAGCAAAAAAGAAACCTAGCACTGAGCTGATCAAGTCCATGAAGAAGGCAGTAACAACAAACCCGCCCTGATAGAATGCAAGGCCAAGCATTGCAATGCAGAGTGTCGCTGTTAATGGTCGTATCACTTTAGCCCACGCGTCAACCCAGGCTATTCCAGATGGCTTTTCTGCTGCCTCAAACGCTCGATAGAATCCTTCGGCGTCAATGTTTGCCAAATCGGCGACAGACTTGATCTGCACCTCTTTGATGCCAAGCTCGGATTGAACCCGCAGCGCCTCCATATTTCTAGCATGCTCATAGTTGTCTAGTTCGCCTTGCAGTTTCATTCTTTCGATTTCTTGTGCGTGCTCTTGCCGCTTTTCAACGAATGATGAAATCTCGCCCCAAATCATGCGAAACGCTGAGCCACCCAGAAATGAAAATAGTGCTGAAAACATAAATCCCCCTAATTGATTAGTCATGTTAATTATGCGCTCTTTGATTTGTATTTTCTATTGTGTATAAAATTGATCTAAATCACAGAATTATTTTTGTGTAGTGATATTGTTATCAAAACAAACAAGGAGAATGAAGAATGATTTTCACGAAAACAGAGATTGAGAAATGCGCACAAAATATATTTGTGAATAATATAGCTGATTTTTTAGATTGGTTGCTTATAAGCGGAAAGCTGACAGAGGCATTGTGGTGCGCATATGACGAAATGCGCGAAGATAAAAACGCATCGCGCGTTGGTTACTGGGTACGCCGAAATCGCTGGAGACAGCGCACGTATGACCTGCTTGAAAGCGGGAATGAACACTTATGGACGCTTCTGCGTGATTTTGCGGAAGAAGGGATGAAGGAGCATTATTTCGATGATTGTTATTAGTGAAATCCAGGAGAGATATAATTCGCTACGAATTAAAAAGTCATGGTTTATTCCTAATGATTCGGCACGTGATTTCGTCGAAATGGTTGAGCATGGAATGTCTATTGATACAGTGCTCGATATAATCGTACCGCCGCTAGTTGGCTTGACAGATGTTAACAGAGAGCTTGCGATAAAAAAACTGGCAAGAAATAAAATTATCCGTCAGTCGCCAACAATGTGCGCTTGCCTTGGCATTAGATGCCTGAGAGGAAGAAACTGTGACATTTGATCGCAACGATTCGCGGATTTTACACTATTGAATATTACCGGATTGAAATGATGAATTTACGAAAAAATGACCATTTATATGTGATGTTTCGCAGTCTTGATCAATATAAACGCGAGATCTTAATGGTTGGAAAACGCACGCCACCATTTGAACCATGCGAAACAATAGCAATTGCCGATGATGTCGGTTGGTGTAGTTTAGATGGAAAAGTAAAAGGAAAGTGGTTAACTGCTGCTGATGTTGCGATTGCAAATGGTTTTGAAATTGTCGAATAATGTAATGCATGTCAAAGATAGATATTAATAATAGACTATGCTTATATCAAACAGAAGGAGAAACATCATGATTACATGCAAGACTGTAACACCGGATATGAGAGTATCCAATTCGTTCGTAACAGGTTACGAAAACATGAGCACCGCTTATCATGCTCTTCGTTTGACTTATCCATTTATTACCATGAGAACAAGTAATTGTTTTATCATGATGGACGAGCAGGGAACAAGGGTGATACTGCAAAATCACGCGAACCAAGGCGGATGCAATGAAAGAGTATGAAAGATTCTGCTCAAATGAAAAATGCAAGTATAACGATAAACTTGTTACCAAGGGTGTAAACTGGCTTTACGTTAAAAAAGAAGTAAAAACACCAAAATTTGTGGGTAGCAATTATTTACCTACAAACGCAACAAATGAAGTTATCGAAATTAAAAGAATAAGAATAGAAAATAGATATTTTTGCGCCGAATGTGCAAGCAAATTACCTGGAGGTAAATATGTGCAGATCAAAGAATGTTGAACATTTACGAGTTATGTGGCTCATATATCGTTTGGACAAGTCAACGAACTTTGAGCAAGATTATCACGACATCAGGATGTCAATTAAAGAAGCCCTCAGATAGAGGGCTTTTTGTTATTCGTAAATTGCTTTCGTATATCCTTTAATTAACGCACCATGACAAATCAATCTTTGTGATGTAGAGCCATAAACCGCTGGATATCCCCTGTTTATAGTTATATTTGGCTTGCTTAAAGCTAAAGCTCCATCAACATAGATGTTACATGTCGTTCCGGATATTTCCATTTCAATTTCACCAGTCCATGATCCAGTGGCAGGGAAGATGCTTCCGGCTGTTGTGTCTCCGGTTGCTGAACCGTTTATCAACTCTCTAATAATCAGAGAATCAGCAGATCTCAAGGCAAAAATTGCGTTTAATGCGAAATTGTCTGGCGCCGTTTGCATTCCATCCATCAGTGCAATGCCACCTGTATTTACTGTTGCCAGCGTTAGTTTTGCAACAAACTGGCAATTAGAAGTGAGCATCCTGCTAACATCTGACATTACCCACCCATTGACAGAAGAGGAATATCTTGCTGGCTGGAATGATCCACTTAGAGCTTCACTTTTATGGAAAAATCCCCTGTTCATCGCACCCTGAGATAATCCCTTGAATTCAATTGCCTCTATATAAGCAGAAACAGAACCGATATTTAATATATAAAGAGTCCTATATCCTTTGCTTAATTTCTGTGCTGTTAGGCTTTGCCTAAAACCAGTGGAACTTGTATGAGACAATGCTGATGATTCAACGCCACTTGTCGCTGAGCTTTCTCCTGCGTAATATGCTTTTATCTCAGATGCAGTTCCTTGCGAGTTCAAGCTATGAATTATCGCCAAAACATCCGTGTCACAATAAACACCGATCGCGTAAACATCCAATGGATCAAGCGATATCGCTAGATTATTACCCTTTGCTCCGGATATTGTCTTAAATGATGTAGACCCACCATAGCCAATATGATCCGTTGGATGATAAATTTGTCCAGCGCATACATGCTGAATTGCTCCGGCTCTGTTTGAGAACAAAGCGGCTATGTGCCAACCCATCTCGTTGTATGCAAATGACGTCAGATGTACATTATCCGTCCACTTTGCTGTAATAGTTTCAATTTGTTCTGCTGCATTAATAAATGGAATAGAATAGGCATCAGCAAGATATTTCATCTGTGCACGATAAGGAGCTATTTTTGCATTCTTTATTCTCTCTGCAACATCAGGTGGTGACATCAGAATAACAACTGATCCTTTTGCCCTCTCCCTTTCGATCATCGCTGAAATGTTTATTCTGAAATCGTCAACGCTAACAAGGCCAGTTCCGCCAAGATTAAGCGCATCATTTGTTCCATACATTATAATAGAAACATCCGTGCTTGATGCCGCAGCCCATCTGGAAAGCCCATCAGAAGACGTGTCGCCAGGATACCCCCTGTTGTAAACGGTCGCAGAAAACCCAATTGTGGTCAGACTTGTCCGCAGTGCCTCTGGATATGGATTTGGACTTCTTGTTTGAGATGCCCCATTTATCGGATCTCCGGTTCCTGTTCCAGATGTATCTTGTCCGTATGTTAGCGAATCTCCGTAACATGCGATCGTTATCGCACCGCCGTCATTTGCTTTTTTTAGAACAGTGGCAAGAGTCATGAATTCTGACGGGGTATAGTTCTCTAATGCTGTAACGTCTGACTCTATCGAAAGCATTCCTGCACCAACGGTTCCAGTGTCATATGCTTCGGCATTGTCATATCCGATAATATTTGACCCTAGGCTATCGGCTAATTCACCTCTTAGGGTTAGATTTGGCGAATCTACCCACGACAAGGATGAGTATATAGGCACTTGGTTTTTGTCTAAAATTGCAATCGAAAATTTTTCTCCGGCATAAAAATTTGATGCGCGGCCATTAATAACCGTGTACCCGCCAATTGTTCTAATTGGCTGCGCTACCGGAATGGTCAGAGCTTCATCGGCGTAGCATTGAACCGGATAAGTCAGTGGATTTAGGTTTTCCTGACCGATATAAATGTACCCGCCTTCAAGAGGCTCGCCAGATATGTCATTAAAAATGACTTCTGGCTGTTGTATCAAATAAGGAGTTGCCATGATCCACCTATGATAAGTTATTTAATTTGTAAATCGTTTTCATGTAGCAAGATTCGAGAGATTGAAGCAGATTGTCGAGAGCAGGAAGTCCTTTGCAAATTTCTTTCCGATTTTTATTGATCCAAACTAAATCATCTTCAAGTTGTTTGATAATGTCTTTTTGTTTCGTTTCTGGTAAATCTTTGACAAAAATCAGATCAAAAACACCTTGATAATTTTCAACAATATCGTCAATTGCGCCAACAATTCCATCGTAAAAATCACCTAAGGCAACATGTTGAGCATATGATTTTGTGCGCCAGTGCGCCAAGTGCGCCGCGTTTCTTGCTGCGAATGCGCGTTGTACTAATTCTTCGATCATTTTAGAACCCGCCCTTGTGTTTGTTTAATGCGTCATTGACCTTTATTTTAAGCCTATTGTTGCGAATATGCGCGGTTATTTGTTTAAGCATAGCTAATACCGGAACTGGAAGCCCAGTAAGTGCGCCAGTTGCTCCCGCTTCCGCCATTGCTGCCATTATCATTCCGGCAGTGCCTGAGTTATTTATCAGGGTTCCTGGTGGGGTTGTATTCACATATCGCACAACATCGTTTAAATCACGAATGATATTCGCGTTTTTTGTTCCGAGAACAATATCAAGACGACCATTTTTATCTAGTTGATTCACGACCTGATGCAGTTTGGATGGTGAAATAATTGGTCGATCCTGAGAATCCATTCCCATTCCTTTCGTTGATTCGTCCCTGATGTGTTTTAATGTTGCGCCTTGCAACTCGTTCCATGCTTGCTCTCCGTCAGCGCCAGATTTATGCAAAACATCTTTTAGGAATTGAATTTCATCAGGAGAAGAATTCAAAATTGACTTATTGAAAACTTGGTCTACTGCGATTTGCGGATCATCCATTCCTTTTCTGTTTTCAAGTAGTCTGGCAACTACCGCTCTGTTTTCATATCTTTTACCTTGCTCTGCTCGCAATCCTCTAGCCTCTTTATATAACGGGCCAGCTACAGGTTCAGTAGATTGATCAATTAGATTTTTAACAATCGTTTCATCTCTACGCCCAACAGCATCGTCCCATTTTGAAACACCACTTAACTCTTTTCTGAAATCTTCAAGTTGACCGACCGTTACTGGATTTGCTTTTAATTGTCCTCGCTCATCTCTGGCAAAGATCCCTAATTTTTCACCAATAGCCTTAATTGAATCAGAAGCGGCAGATGACGGGACACCCTCAGCTTTACCATTCAGGAAATCAGTTAACGTTCCTTCGAAATCACCAGATTTTAGCGGTTGATTCAGATCAACTTGCGCTTGAGCCTCTTCTGATAATCTAGCTTTTTTATATGCGGCATTAGTTTTGTTTTTCGCTTCTTTTAGCCCAGAAGATAATGCTGTAATAACTTTGTTCCCCGTTTCTGCTAAATCAGGAGCCAACGCACCAGTGCTATCAAGTATCTCGTCAAAGTTCTGTAAAGTTTGAAGATTGTTCTCTTCCGCTCTATTCCGTAATGGCGCGCCAATATCTGGATTTTTCATTGCCTCTTTTTCGAATGCTAATTGCTCCGGAGATCGCAATTCTGCGCCTTTTGTTAGTGTTACCGGAACGGGTAGATTTGCTGCTTTTGCTGCTCTAACGTCTGCCGCCGCAACTTCTGCTGCACCGATAGATTTTGGGGCTGCCGCTGTATCCCCGCCAAACATCTGCTTAGTTTTATCGGCGAATGTTTTTGCTGTTTCCGCTGTTCTTGTGATCGCTTTTCCTGTTGCAACTCTTGCAACTGGAGCCGCAGACCGTAATGATTCAGCAGCTATACCAACGGGGGCCACCTCTGGAATAATTGGTGTTAATTGTTCCATCACTTTCCCGACATTTCCAGCATAACGCTGACCTGTTTCAGTCCTTGGTGCATATGTTACGTTTTGTGCTGCCTGTGCTGCTTGCCGCTCAACTGCGTCCGCGGCTTGCTGCGTTCCATATGTACCGTTAAGAATGGATGCTCCAATCCCTTTTGCTGACTCAATCATGGAATTAGGCATACCGAATAAAAGTCCGGTAGCGGTAGATAATCCAGCCTCACCAGCGCCAGTTATAATATCGGCTAGTGTTTGCTGAGTTGGCTCTCCTTTGCTTGCATCTGCTTGCTGCGCCGCTTGTGTATCAGCTAAAAACTGACCAAATCCAGCCGTCAAATCTGGATTAACATTTTGAGTTGTATCAAGTGGCACATCCGATTCTGTCGGTTTTTGTGCTGCTGGCAAATCAACTGGCTGAACATTGTTTTGTTGTGTTAATTGATTCCCTAATGGTTGAACTTGATTCTGGCTCATCCAATCCGCAAAATCTTTTGACATCACATTTATTTTTGCAGAATCAAACCCTTTCATTACCCTGTTTTGGTATGCTGTTGTTTTTGGCCCCCAATTATCACGATTCACTCCGCCGTGATATTCACCAACAGCCTGAGATACATCTCCGTTGTTACGATCGAGGCCCTCTTTTAAAAGCAATGACGCGCCTTCTGCTGCATTCTCATCACTAAGTGCAGTGTCTATGCCGTATCTATCGAGAATCAGTTTTCGTGTCGCTGGAGTGATTTGGTAGACGGTTGTCGCTCCCTTCTCTGACACTTGATCTGGATTACTGCGTTCTCCGTTCTGAACAATAGCAGTTAATAAACCAGCAGGGATACCAGCTTTCTTTTCTGCGCTTGTCGATAGATCTGTCCAATAAGGATCCATGTAAGATGCTTTGCTTTTAGCCATTATTGCTTCCCTCCAGATTGCTGGAGATATTGAATAACTTGGTCTCGCGTAGCTCCGGGATATTGAGCCAATAATTTATTAATTGTTCCCTCAGTAACATTTCCATACACAGGATGCTGCATTACATAAGATCCGCCTGCGGTTGGTAATTTACCCGATGCCACCAGTTTATTTTGAGCTTTTTGAAGAGTCGATTTGATTACGCCGAGTGAATTCTTGAACGCTTTGGGTGACTGATCACGATCAAGGCTTGATACCGCCCTTTCTAATCTTGCACCTTCTGCATCGGATAATGCGCCCATACCTTTAAGTTGTTTTGCCTGAGCCAAGAATTGTTGAGACTTTAACGTTTCAATTTGCGCATTAAAATCAGTGGACTCAGATCCAGGAATCATCCCTGCAACTTTACCTGTTAATGTACCAACACCAAAGCTTGATTCTAGATAAGGAGAATTCATCAATGAATCTACTGTGCTCATCGTGTTATTCAATGTATCAAGCGTATCCTGAGCGCCCTCTGTTGCAGAAACTCCGGTCTGCTGTTGTTTTTGAACCAATTCATCTCGTTTTAATTGCAGTTCTTGGCGCTTCGTTTCTGAATCTGCCATTGCAATCTGGCGATCAATTCCTTTTAATTGCTGCTCTATTTGCGCGTTTTCTCTCGTTGATTGTGCCGATTTAATTTCCTCAGCGGTTTTTTGCTGACCTAACGCTATTTCAGTAGGTTTGCCTTCCGCTTCAAGCTGTTTGATTTGCGCTTCACTTTGTGTTTTTGATATCGCAGCAGGATTCACATTTTCAAATGTGTTTTTGAATTGCTCACCGCCCATCAAATTAGAAAGCGTAAATCCAATGTGGGTCATCGCTGTTTTTGGATCGGCATCAACCAACTGCCTGAGATTTTGCAGTTGAGATGTGTCTTCTCCTGTGTTTTCTCCGGCTTTGATATGTTGATCAAGTAATGAAAGAGCTACATCTTTTCTTCCGTTAAGCAGAGCAGAATATCCATCCGTTAAATCGTCCATCTGTTTTTTGTTTTGCTCGGCGGTCATCGTCCCCATGAAAGACTTAATTCCTTCCGCCTGACCTGGATATTTCAACGCAAGCGCAGCCATCGCAGTGGGAGATCCATCATTAAATGCTGATTTTAAATCCGTCGCATACTGTTGTTTTAATTCGTTGGTTTGCCTTTGTTTCAAAACATCACCAATGATTCCGCCTAAATCGGCAGGAGCAATCTGCATAGATCCGTAGTTTACTGGTTCAAGTGCCATTTAGAATAAACCTCCAAGACTTAACAGATTTCCAGCGATATTCCATGCTGAATTTAATCCGCTTTGCGCCGCATTGCCTTGCGCTATTGTCGATCCAGCTTGCGTCCGTCCGATATTTCCTAGCAGATTGCTAACATTATTAGCCATATTTTGCCCCGCAGTTCCTTGCATTGCAGCTGAGCTTTGCCCCAAGCTAGTTAATCCACCAAGATTTGAATATTGCTGCTGGATCAAGTTATTTAACAATGTTGGAGAGAATTGGCTTAATGCTGATTGAGTATTACCACCACGTAAACCACCAGTTGCAGAAGCATTTTGAAGAATTGAGTTTTCACCTTGCTGCAATAATGTCTTATATGTCGGGCTGCTCTGAATTGCATTAATCGCCGTTTGTTGCGCTCCAGTCCCGTTTAACCCCAATAAATTCTGTTGACCAGTCAACGCAGATGAGCCAGCAGAAACATAAGGAGATAACATTTCAACAATTTTATTGAATTGCTGATTTTGTAAATCGATTGCTTGGTTATATTGTGCTGACTGTTGATTAGCAGCAGCAGATGCCGCATCAGCCTGCCGATTCGCTCCGGTTAGATCTCCGATAAAATTACCGATCCCGCTAACTACGCCGCCCATAATCACCTCTCGTTAATCCTAAAATATAAGTCCCGACAGGCAATGAATTCTTTGTCTCTGTCATTCTTTTAAACCCTTCAATCTTAAATCCGAATTTCAATGCATAGTTCACCACTTTTCGCATGTGAGAATGAATCAATCCTGTAACTCTAAATATTCGCTCATCAGAAAAACATTGATCTAGAATTAGCCTCCCGAATTCACGAGATTTCCGCATTCCTTTTTTGTTCAATAGTGCATGTAATTCTATTTCGTGAACTGTTTGGCGGATCAGTAAATAACATCCGCAAAATTCGATACCGTCAAAGCATGAGAAATAATTAACGCAACCATGCCCGATTGGTTCTGGCGTGAAGTTATCAGTAGATACCGAATTGATAATATAAGGATCTGAATAGATTTGCTCTAATTCATATTTGATAGATGGTCGCAAAGTATAAGCCATTTGGATGCTCCGTTATGGCTGCTGGTGGCCTATACTCAGCGAATGTGAATAGTTATATTTTAGGTTATTTCTCGACCACTTGCACTAATTACCAACGCAGATGCTGTTCCGGCTAATGTTGAAATTGCGTCACCGGATTCCAATGACTGCCCAACCAATTCAGGGAATGTGTATGTTTCATTAGGAGCAATCGCTCTAGCAGAAACAACCAAATTTGAACTAGACGAGCTATCCCCGCTCGCAACAAGATTCACGCTGATTGTTACATTGTTAGATGTGATGTTTGTCGCTGTAAACTTATCAATCAGTGTCTTGCAATTTACCGCAGTGTATTGAGAAGTTTGCGCTCCTTCGGCCTGTTTTGCCGGAATAATATTAACAACTGTAATTGTCATGCTATCGTCACCCTAAATGCTGGTTTCTTGACTGTTCCCGCTGTTGTCCCTGGCAAATCTGAAGTAACCAGAGTGATTGTTGAATCACCCCAAACCTGAAATCTTAACTGTGTTCCAACCTCATAATATCTTGAAATTACAGCAGGAACCTGAGTTTCTGTTGAATTTGGCAGGTTTAACTGTCGTCCAGAATACAGCTTGGGAACCCATCCAGATCCGTAATTCTCATCGAAAAAGAAATAAATGTTTTTATTTGCCGCCGATGGTGTTGCATTTATCAAAAACGCTACTGTGTAATTTTGCGACTGATTGAATGTGATTATACCAGTCGATGAGTCATATGTAACACCCTCGCTTCTGATTGTTGCGTCTGGCTTTATGACTGTTGGCGTTGTTGGCAGTATAGTTGATGCAGCAGTTAATACGATTTCTAAGTTTGGAAACCATTCTAATTTCTGCACCCTGACAAACAATGCACCTACTGTTGTATCGTTATCAGTGACAAGAGCCATTTCCACAACATAGTTAGGCTGAATTGGTCTTACATCTGTTAATTCTCCCGCTGTAGTTGGCGACAAATAAAGAATATCTCCCACAGAATATGATGACATATCTAAATCATGGACTAATCCAGTAGTGCAAATATACCCATGTTTTCCGTTTGCAATCGATTCTGTTGAAATTCCGAGCACGCCCTGAGAATCAATCGTTGCAGCAGACACCATTGCTGCAGTCGGGAAGCCTGTATCTGCGCCAGTAATAAACACCGCTTTACCGTTTGGTATCTCTGCACCTGTGTTGTTGTAAACGCGCACCAAGCCCTCTCGCCCGATGTTGACAGTTACATTCTCGTCATCGTTATAATAAGCCAGTGAATGCGCCCATTTATCATAAAACAAGCGCCCTTCTTTCCATGCGGGCATGTAAGACTGGTTTATGTCGAGATAATCAACTGCGCTTTGTTCTTTGTTTGGGCTTAATGCCGCCATCTCAATTGCATTCGATAGTCGATTTATCGCATCGATCGCTTGACTTGACTTGGTGTCAGCAATACCAGCTTCAATTAATAATTCTTCTATTTTTGAATAAACATCAGCAAAAGAAGCAGGGATATTTTGAGAAACATTAGACGTTAATTGTTCGAATGCGCGTAAAGTTCTTTGGTCTTTAATGAAAGACGCAATCTGAGTTCTCGTTAATAGACGCACATCATCAGACATTTAGCGCCTCCAAAGTTGCCTCAAGTCGCGCAACAGCAACATGACAATCACTCGTTCCTTTGAATTTCTGAATTCGAAAATTACGCATAAATCCGTTTTGCAACCAAACGATACGCCTATTTCTTTCGCCTGATTTCCCGACGCGCCGCGGTCTTTCTTGGCTCCAGTTTTCACCGTCAATTGAATATTGAGTGAATATCACCGGATCATCACCGAATTCTGCGCGACCTGTCAACGCGACTAATTCTAACTGGTGGAATATCGCCCCCATGCTGTTGTTATAAGCAATCGCTGTGCCGAATTCCCATCCAGTTAAATCGCCATAATGTGATGAGATCTCATTAGTCAGATAACCGTGTTTTGTTGATGTTGGATCTGCGCATAGCCATTTGTCATAACAATATACAAAGTTTCTCGCCCTGTATGTTGAGTCAGCGTTAACGCTTGATGCAAGAATAAACCAAACAGGCATTGAAACTGTTTGTGATGCTGCGCCGTCATAAACTAATGTTTTATTAGGCAAGTGAACATAAAGGAATTGATGACCATTTGTGATTCTTACTTCGCACACAATTTCAGATAATTGGGCCTCTGCGTATTCTTGAAGAATTTGGTCTATTTCACGAGTAGAAATTTTAGTTGTTGAACCGTTCGAGCCAATCCATACAGCAACTTGTTCATTTCTTCCTCCACCGACAAAAGCTATTGATTCCAAGAACATAGCGAAAGCATGAGTACCAACAGTGCCGCGCATTATGTATGCGCCTTCGATGCGAGAGAATGGGAAATTGTCGCCGCCAACGTTTTGAAATGCCTCGATCGTGTATCGGTTCAGCGCATATATTTCATTTCGAAGCTTTAATAGACCTTTAATTTTATCTGGATCTGCTTCTGAACTACCGTATTTCAGTGGATTCACGGATGTCGGATCGGTTAATTCAGTGACGACTAAATAATCACCATCGGTTGTCATAAAATATCCATCAACCCATTTGACATCTAACGCACTTCCAAGATCGGTATCTATAACACGAGTTAATGATGTACCTTGCAGATAGTATAGATTTTGATTTGATGCGATAGCTAATCTGTCGAATGAATAATCAAATGATACCTGTTTTCCATCACTTCCAACATCGCCAATTGTCGTCAAAACTCCGCTTGATGAAATTGAAACAAGTTTTGATCCCATTACCCGATAGCAAACACCGTTCCAATTTATCCCGCCGCGATCAATTCCTGGACCCGCGCCAAACTGGATAATTCCATCAGCAGGGCGCAAATATCCCTCGCTGATTCCGGTTGTTTTCGGTACGGGGATCATGTTTACAGGATATGATGTTCTGAAATCAGATTGTTCATCAGTGTAAATTCCATTAAGAATAGGTATTTGCATGTCACTCATCCCATAACGAGAATTTGGGTTTGTTTATTTCGTCCCACTCGATCGAGTTAAAGCAATGGCCTGAACCAAACCACGGCATTCCATCAATGACACGCTCAGCAATAATAGCCCAACGCTTACCGTTTAGCGCAGCGTAACCAACTTCACCGCTAATGGTATGATCAGGCCGCAGCCAGATGACGCCGCATACCAATTGATCGAGCGCCAGCAGGATGACGAACAGGCGGTTAGCGATAGCTTTAAGCAAGGACATCAGCTGGCCTCCACGTCAGGTTCAGCAGACCAAACACCGTGAACGGATCCGCATCGACAAAGACCTGAATTGTAGCCATGTCGCTACCAGTTAGCATGGTGTTGCCGGTCTCGTTAGTTGCCACTGTCGGAAACACTACCCCTTCCTGTAATTCGGCGGGGAGCTGGGCAAAATAGTCCAGAATTTGCTCGACCGCCACGGTGTGTGCCACGGCGTAGTTGTTAACCCCATCCGTCCAGTCAGCGCTACGGAAAGTATTAATATCATCCTCTGACGTGCCCATTGCCAGTGCTAGCTGATTACCGACATCCATCAGCGGCTCGGGCACAATCACGGTTAGAGTGTGTGTCCAGTTGCTCATAGTGCTATCCCCGCTTTGCGTGACAAATGACGTTCACAGGCAATGCGTTGAGCGTCCGTTAACGCTGACTTAGTTACTATCAGCCCGTACAATTTCATTGATGCGTAGTTACTGGTTGTGGTTGAGACGGAGGCACCAATGGTGGTGTTATTCAGCGTTAACGTACCTGACCGCGTGTAGTTATCATTTGCAGCAAGCACGCCATTTTTGAACAACTTGAGGTTATTGCCCGAATCCACAATCGACCGGATGACCGCGTTAGCCACACCACTGAAGGGTGAGCCGACAGTATCCAATATCACGGAGCCCGCATCATCACTAATGTACGCATCCATATTCCCTGCGCTGGCGAGCTGACGAGATGGGAAGTATTTCGGGTCTGCATCCGTGGTGGAGCGCTCACTGATGACATAAGTATCAGTAGCCTGTGATACCGCATCTCTCGCACAGACAATGCTGGCAGCGCCTCCGTTGTATAGGCTCATGTACGGAAGATTTAGGAAGTCGTCGATTGCTACTGCTGAGCTAAACTGAAGATATTTCGGAAAATACCGCGGATCGGTGTCGTAGTCCGTTGCGGTGTTGACGCGTTGATACGGGCCTGCGGAAGTGCCTAACTCAAGTTGTGCTTTAGTGACGCTACCTGACACTGTAAGCGTTAATGTGCCAGCTGTCGGTGTTACGGTGAGTGATACGCGGTCATTTACTCCGGTGCCGGTTAGCGTACCTGTAGCAGTGCCGGACAGTGTGACGCTGCCTGTGCCGGTGAACGACAGCGTGTATTGTGCGGCAATAGACGTAACAGATTGTGTAGCTAATGTTTCAGTAGCGAGTAACACATTTTTACGTGCACTCAGCACAGGCCGTGATGCTGTCACCGATTGTGTGGCGTGGTTGCCGTAGAGCTCTTTTAATGAAAAATTATCTATTGACAATGTTGTTCCATTTACAACTGGTTGGACACCAACGTTGATATGAGCAGCTTCAGCTTTGATATAAATTGTGTGAGTCCCAGACGCTGATATTGCGGTTGAATTAACTGTGGTACCGCCAGAGAATTGAACTCGTATTCCACCGCTGGTAAATGATGTTATTGTAAACGTACATTTATACAATTTACCCGAAACAAGTGTGGTCAATAACGGAGTTGTAGTTCCCGATTGGTATGCGGGGACATTCGTTGCTGTTAAAATACCATTCGACACGACCCACCCAGATTGTAAAACCCAGTTGTTAGATGAATCAAAAGTGGTATTACTAACCAACTCCGGCCCAAGCATCAACCCTCTGGACTTATCCAGCATCAGCCCTACCGGCTGCTCAACCGCCGTCACCGGTATTGTGCCAGCGGAATCCTGATACATCGTGGACATATCGGACGGGTCGAGCCAGAATCCACCCACTCCCTGCGCGAACAGCATTGATGGTACAAATGTTGTCCCATCTCGCGTTCTTTTTGTCGATCTAGCTCTGTGCATGTTAGAACCCTTCGCCAGGAATGATATGAAGAGATGATGCGGTGCCTGTTTTGTATGCAATATGCGTGTGATCTTGGTCTTTCGTGATCGTAACTTGAGTTCCAGATAAAACGGGATAGTCGGAGGTTGTGGCAACAACACCAGATAATCCAACACGCACATAAACAGTTTCTGCGCCGAGATTTGTTAAGCATAAAGTTTTGTGGCCAAAACCGATCTCTGATGCTGCGCTAGTCCCAGTCACCGATCCAGTAATGCCTTTCCCGTAGGCAGGGTTCAAAGTTTGTAAAACTGACATATTAACCTACCTTATACCAAGTTTGTGTAATAGAGTCGAATTTGAGTCTGAATGAACCGCCCGCGCCGATAGTTGTTGGCATGCCAACTGATGATGCGTCTAAATCATTGATCGTTAATGATGTGATTGTTTGTGTGCTATTCACTAGAATCTCATCTCCATCATCTAAATTTATAACAGATGGCAGAGTGATTGTTCCAGTTGCCAGCGTGCCAGCAGGAGAAAGAATCAGCCAATAATTTCCATCAGTGACAGAAACATTGAACCCAGTCGATGGGATTGAATACTGTTTTGTTAATGCCGCTGGGAAATCAACATTAGATTGGATCCAAGCAAGCAGATTGCCGAATGATAGCTTTCTAGCATCTCCGGACTGTTGAATATATAACGCCAGCAGATCCCCAGATTCTGGAGAATCAACGGCGTTCAGTTGGTTAATAGTGCTCATCTATTACTCCAGAATTAATGGGCCATCGTCACCGACATCAATTTGATCGGGCTGTTTGTTTAAATATGGATTATTGAAATTGCGCCACGGTTTCGTACCAGCACCACGAGGCATCGTATGTGGTAATACTCGCTCAATTGTTGGCAGAGTAGCCTGATTAACTAGATTGTTGTACGAAGCATCAGCAAGTTGCTTTAGCTCAGCTTGAACCGCCTTGCCATGACTAGGCGCTAATCGTACAGATAGGTTTGCATATACAGCCTCAATGCACCAATCTGGCAGATTGCTATCTGCTGTGATATCAACTTCTGCCGTGTTGCGGCTTAAAGGGTATCCAACGCGGATTCCGTTAGCAGCCCATCCAGCCATCATCGCATCAAGGCGACGACCGGCAGACTGTAATTGTTCGGGTTCAAGATCAAAGACATAAGAAGCGAGCCCAATCTCTTCAAACGCCTGCAAGATTAACTCTTTCTTAGTCCAAGACATTTTTTACTCCGTCATTTTGGATATGATTAGAGATTCAAGTTTTTGATCTGATGTTCTTCCATCAAACTTAATACCCAAATCTTTCGCTTTGATCTCTAGCTCATCTCGTGTTAATGGCCGTGACTCGTAAGCCTCTTTTGCTGCCTTTGGTGACAATTCCCAACCGTCAACAGCAAGAGCCTCGACTTGAGACTCGTCTATAATTTGCCAGTCGTAGAAATCATGATCGATTTCGTGCTCGCCTGGGTATTTATACAGCATTATAGTCATTATACACTACCCTCGTCGGATATTTGCACGCCGTCATGCTCAAAATCAATCATAACTAATCGTCCATCTATGGTATCAAAACCATTATCATCCCATTTAGGATGCGGTAAATGTGCCTCGATGGACGCCAACCAAATCAGGCGGCGTCCGTCCATAGTGTGCATTTCGTTGTGCGGTAGTTTGATAAACATAATGCGCTCCTTTGTTACTATAAGCTTAGTTCACTATCACAACAAAAATGCAACATGCATCACATTATTTCTTTTTACTTTTCGCTTTCGATTTACCGGCCTCATTCATAGCGATAGCAATAGCCTGCTTTTGAGGTTTACCGGCTTTAATCTCAGTGGCGATATTCTGAGAGATTACTTTTTTAGACTTACCTTTTTTCAACGGCATACTTTATCTTCTACGCTCCAACTACAGAATCCCATGAACCATCAACCGAACAGGAAAACATGATCCCTTTTCCAACAGCAACAGACACGGAAGTATCGGCGGACAATGATCCAATAATTTCATCTGTCTGCGGGAAAACATCAGCAGCATTAGCACCATCATTGAACACTGAAACCATTTTTCCAACAGTAGCCGATGGCAATTTGACTGAATCACCAGTGGTGCCAACAGTTCCGATCCGGTTAATTGCTGATACAATTTGAGTTGCGTTAGCTTGGCCGCCGCTTGCATGAGCAATGATTCCAGCCTCGACAGATTTACCATAGATTGACAGAACCGGCGCGTCTCCATAATCAAACTCAACATCTGAACTGTAAGGCGCTTCGATCATGATTTTTGTCGCATCTGCAAAAGTGATTACAGTTGGATCATTGATTACGACTGAGTGAACTGAATATGAATCCGGTAATTGAGAAAATGTTACTGGGGCTGTTTTAATAATGCATGAACCGCCACCGAAACAACCGACAGCAAGCGATTGACCAGCGGATACTTGAAATAAACGTGTACCACCACGTGGGATCATTGACACAATATCACCTCAAGAAAGAAGAGGGCCGGAGCCCTCATTTTATGATTGGCTGAACAGAATCAGACCGGACATTTCTGGTTGTTTGTTTACCACGCCAAACAGACAGTCCACACGGTATTTGGTGACCGATGTATTGATATCGAAGAATTTTTGCATAACAATCTCGATACCTTGCTCAGTAGTTGCTCGTAACACAGCAACGCCCGCGTCTGTTGGCACAGCTAAACGACCAGGAAGCAGTTCGATCGCATCTTTCTGCCAGAATGGGTTCATGTAGGCGGAAGTGGTATTCAACCAAGTGATTGAAGCGTTAGATGCTGGAGTCGCATCAACGTTCTGGTATTCCAACTCTGCATCGGTTGAGCCGCCACCTGAAATGATTGGCGGAGTGATTTGAAGAGTTGTACCACTTGGTACGCTAACAACACGGAAAGTTTTCAGCTGACCAGTAGATTGTTTGGTGATGTGGTGAACCGCATAAACGCCAGCAATCGTGAAGCAGTCGCCGGCTTTAACATTTGTCGAGCTATTAACGGTGATTGTCTGATAACGGTTGTCAACGTTCGCCGTTTCACCAGTGCCAGCAACAGAGCGAGCTTTCGGAGTGTAATACTGATTAGCAGCGTTCAGTGTGGTTCCTGATCCAGCGGCAGCAGTTAAGCGCAGCGCATAGTCGAGTTTGAATGTGTCGAATGATGCGATTTGACCGACATAGGCGCGATCGTATGCATCCAATGGCTTACCTTGCAGAGTTTGACGGCCCGCCAGATTGCTTGCCATGCCGTTATAATCGCGGGTTGACAATGCAAGATAGCGATCCATTGCATCAACGCCCTGCTCATTCATGATTGCTTCACATTGTGCGACGTCATCAAAACCTGATGCCGCGACAGTACGTTTAACAACCAGCGAGCCACCATACGCAGCAGAATTCATCAGAGCTAGGTTGACATCAGATGCCAGTTTGCGTTTCGCTGAATCGCCAAGACGTTGTTCTTGCAGGGCGTCACGCAATTCTTTTGATGTCATTGTCCAAGGAACTGATTTAAGATAACCCAATGATGCGGGCACTGAAAGCTGAGTGTATGTCTTGAAGTTTGATGTTTGATCTAAACCGTCAAATGATTGAGAGATGTAAGGTTGTGGGCGCCAGATTGTGTCTGCGGCACGTTCCATCATCAGAGAGTCGGTTTTGTAAACTGATGCGGCTTTGGATAAAACCAGTTGATCATTGAAACCTTCAAGTAAAAGGTCAAACGCGATGCGCTCTTCTTTACTAAATGCGTTAGCCATTTATGGCCTCCAGTTAATTCAAAAAATTCATTGCCAGTGTTGGCGCTTAATCTTTCGGCTTTTCTGCTCAGCTATTAACTGGATAGCCTTCAAATTTTATTGGTCATGTGGAATGTGCGCACATCAACCATGTCAAGAAACATTTTAGCCTATCACACAAAAAAATGTAATAGGCTAGTATTGTTATTTGCCTTTGTTTTTCAGTTGGCGCTTGTATTGAATCACTTTTGTCCGGTCGCCAGTTTTCTCTGCTTCTTTTTCAAGGTTTGCAAGAGTGCGATCAGTGGTTGCTGATAGTGTCGCCGATCCACTAACTCGACCTTCCGGCGCTGTTGCTGGTTTCGCTGGTTTAGTCTGCAATTTAGACTCCAATTTAGATAGCTCCCAGATAAACTGAGCAGGGTCTTTGATTTCGGATAGTCGCTTTAACTGTGCTTGGTTGTTACCTAATGCATATACTAACTTTTCAGGTTGTGCCGCAAGTTGAATGATTGCGCCTTGCTGGATCTCATTAAGAGAGTCGCGCACGTTATCTTCTGCATCTTCGTAATTGCGAACATTCAGCATTGTTTTGCTGTCATTGTATCGCTGCAATTTCTCATCAAAAGATTTGCGCTGCTGCTCTTCGATATCTTTCTGCTGCTTCTGCTGCGCTTCTACTTTGCTCTTCGTCTGCATCCATGCATCAATACGATTGTTATATTCGTCTTCGTCATAGTCACAATCAGCAAGAGTCGGTCGTGGCGGTAGTTTAATTTCTGCCGGAGCGGCTTTTGATTCCAGCTCTTTCAGCCTGCGAGTCTGCTCACGAATTGTCTTGCGCAGATGCTTAACTAAGCCAGTATCGTGACCCTCTTCCTGCTTTTCTTCTTCTGGCTCACCGAAGGAGAAATCTAATTCATCTTTGCTTTCTTCTTCGGCTTCTGATGTTTCTTCCTGATTAACATCTTCATGTTCTTGAGCTTCATCTTCATTATCAAGTGATAATTCGGATTCCTCCTCTTCTTCCTCTTCCTCTTCAATTAACCAATATTGTTCAGTTGTAATTGTTTGCATATTTCACCTATTTATTCTCAGGCATTTGGCCTGGTTGTGGTTGTGTTGACGGCTGCATTAATCTCTCGCCAACAGTGTTAAGGATTTCTAACGCATGTTTACCCTTTTCAATGTCGATGCTTGCTGCGGTTTCTGCAGTCTTCGCATCATTCAATCTTGCTTGAGAAAGTTTATTGAGTGTATCTGCTCTGGATTTAGCTGCATCGGCTTCTGCTTGTTGCGCTGCTGACATTAAGTATACATCTTGTGCGCTCGGTTGTTGAGGCTGTTGTTGCATTTGCTGCATCATCATTTGTTCTTCTGGCGTTGGTTTAACCGCGCCCATCATAACAAGCCGTTTTCTAAAGAAATCTCGTGTCTCGCTAATGCCTTCGCCTTCCATATTCATCATTGCCGTCATCAGTAAAACTTGACCGGTTTGTTGATCAGTAGCCAACACTGGCGCTGCCGCCTGAATCATGCCGGTGATTTCTTTGACGATAGCAGAACGCTTGCTAGAAGAAGATGGGCCTACTTCAACAGCTACATCAAATTTTGCGCGAGATAGGTCATTCTCTTTTTCGATCCCGTTTTCTGTCTGCACTGGACGCATCAGTTCGATCATCGATGTTTTATCATCTTCGCCGATTGACCGTAACTTGCGACCTTCCTCAACATAGACATCTTTTGCCATTGATAGCCAAATCTCTGCACTGCGCTGGATTGCTCGACCCATGTTGCTATGTAGGATATACGTCTGCATTGAGATTGATCGCTGGATCATATCAACCGCATCGCCAGAGATGTTGGAAACTACTTTGTCCGCTTGCTGCTGATTCCCTAGCACATCCTGCATGTCTGCTTCTACAATCTGCATTAATGCTGCCATCGCCGGAGGGACATCAGGAGCTTGACTGTAAGCGACTGGACCAGCGGCTACTGTATTACCATTTGCATCTTGTATCTGATTCAATAACAAATAAGGCCAATTCTTTTCATTGTCCTCAGCCCACATCTGCTGGTGACCAGCGATTTGTTCAGGGAACAGAATAGGTTTGTTGGTTGCAGATACCGCCGCATATTCAGCTAGTTTAGATAGCTGCATGTTTTTTAATCTCTGCGCATCTTTTGCGATGCGAACCAGGCCAGAACACCGCTCGACATTATCAACAAACCACCGCTTACCATACACGGGAACAATAGGAATGCATGAGCCTGCAATATATCCGCAATCCTCCAGAATCTCATTGCCATTCATAATATATTTATGGCATTTTTTGCGATTTACTTTCTTCTGTCTAACTTCACGCCATCCGGTTGCTTTGAGCGTATCTTCTAATGTCTCATCGTTATCAAAATCAGAATCAGAATACCTTTCTTCTTCACCAGTCAATGAGCGGTAAACGTGGATGACTTCTTTTACTTTCTCTATTTCATAGTATTCAGCAACATAAACAACTGATGGAGTCAACCAATCGAACATCACCTGCCAAATAGCCTTAGGCCACGAAACAGGATCATCACCAAATTCTGCTTTGTATCCATCATGGGAGTATGCAGTGATCGCATATGCGTGTTTTGCGTCTGCCTTGTCTTGACGTTTCGAGTCCAGGTCAAAGAACACGGTAGAGTCGGCATCTGTGATCGGCTCGATGATTACTTTCTGGCTTTCGTTTTCGTCGTCTTCTTCGTCTTCATAAACACACCGCAAACGCCACGCACCGAAACCACCACCGGCCGCCTCTTCGAATGCATTGTTATATGCTTCTTCTGCCATTGAATCTTGCTCGACAGCACGATAAAGCGACGCGCATGTATCAGCAAGTTTCGAGTTATCTTCGCCATCCTTTGAGATAAAGATTGCAGAGATTTTGTTGTTGCGATACTCACCGATTGCGCGCATAACAGCCTGGTGGATCTTGTTTACTTCATATCGCGGCTTATTCTCAAACTGAATTCCGAGCGGCCCTTCCCATTGAGCGCCTGCGATAGAATAGAAACGTCTATCTTGCAAGCATTGCAGCCGTTCATCTCTGGCGGCTGATTGGATCTTATCAAATTGATGCAAAGCCCTTTCGTGGACCTCGCGCAATCTTTCTTCTTTTGATTTAGCCATGGCTATTTCCAGTGATGAATGGTTTGAATTGGAGAAACATTCTGGTTAATTCTTGGTCTAATTATAGGCATCTCGAATGCAATTGGGTAGCCGAAAGCATCATTCATATGATCATGCCCTGATTGCTTATCGGGCTCCCCATTCTTGTCATAAGCCTGCTGTTCCAAACATCGCGCTATATTTGGGCATAACTTATCATTTACCCACAGTTGGTCTGATTCAAAGGCCTTATTGACTGACAAAACTCTATCTTTTACTGCTGGATTAATAGAGCCCACGCGAATATCAAAGCCAGCATTGCGAAGAAGGTTAACATCTGATTGACTCGCTCCCGATGATCTTCGGTTTTGTCCTGATGCATCTGGATAAATTATAATCTTGTGCCCGTTGTTTTTATAGCGCTCAGTTAACACTCTAACAACGTCTGGCGTATCGAATAGATCTACTAACTCACCGACCGCATGATAACCATTGTGGCGTTTAACAAATATAACGGACGCCATCTTACCAACGTTGAAATCCTGGCCGATTAGTAGCGGTTCATTTGGTTGAATTGTTTCGATGCTTCGGCATCTTTCTCTTGAATAGTTGTAATAAACCGAACCGGATGTCAGGTTGACAAACTCACCATCCATGTATGCCGCTATCAGTTGTTCAGGATATTGAGATCTAAGTGTATCTATATAATCTTGTGGTAAGTGATAGTTGTCCGTTGTCTTGGCTTTAATCAGACGCTTCTGATCATCGTTTGATTCGATAAATATTTTGTGCATCGCTCCGAACCCTTCAGGAGTCGAAACAATTACGAATTGCCGGATATTTCCAACACGAATACGGCCCAATAATTTGATGAATGCCTGATGAGCTATCGCAGGTTTTGTAGTGTCGAACTCATCACATATAACCCATGCAGCATTGATACCAATCGCCCTTTCATATTGCTCCATCGACTTGCAAATAATACGAGTCTCTACTCCGTCGATATCCAAATGGAAGATGCAATCAACTTTTGCAAAAGTGTATTTGATACCGAAATATTCGAATGCGTCTTTGAGTTCAGGGATGAGAATTTGAGTCAATAGTGGATAGTTCGGTTCTGTAACAATCCCATCGCAACCAGGATTTGCAATTGCCAACATTGCAGCCTTTCTTGCAGCTGCGAATGTTTTTCCGCCACCAAAACCAGAGCACAACCCAAGGATTTTGGTTGTTGTATCAGTTATCAGATCAAACTGATGCGGTAACAGTTTAAGAGTGCGAGTTGTCACGCTGGATCACCACTGTTATTTTCTCCTGGATATCTGTTTTATCTTCCCTACCTGTTCCAAGCATTTCGTTCATGGTCTGGATGGCTGCTCTCGCCGCCGCTAGATTCTCTCTGCGAGCGTTTCCTTGAGCATCATTATAGAGAGACAATCCTGCATCCGTAATTTCTTTTAACTTCTGCAAACGCCATTCCACGGTTATAGCGAATTTTTCATCTGCATCCTTGCTTGCTTTTTGCATTAAATCGGTAATCCTTGCGCTCACCTTGGCGCTTTTCAGCAATCTGCTTGCATTTTCCCATACTGTTTTGTCGGATGCTTTTGAATTTGGGCGTGATTTTCTGAACGCCTTTGATGCATCTCTATTGATTATGTATTCCTGACAAAAGATTTCATCCTTGTCTGATAATTCTCTCATAACTCTCTCAGCCTTGGCTGGTTAACATAAATCACAGTTTAACACAACAACAAAACCCGCACTAGGCGGGTCATTTGGTTTCAAGGTAATCTCTCAGTCTTGCGTTTTCTTCTTCATGTGCATTGATTTTCTTTTGTGTGATCTCGACGCAATAACCAGATTCAACTCGCTCAGTTAAAATATTAATCCACATTTCATTGCAGTGTATCATCTGCTTGGCTAGTTTTGGCGTAATCGTTGGCTGTTTTGGCTTGTAATGCAATTCAGTCATGGTTCAC